TATACTTTTAATACTACCCCAAGCTGATTCTGTACCTGATTTTACACTTCCCCATATATCTTTAAACCAACCCACTATCGGCTCTATCGTGGCAGTTATAACATTATATATAACACTCACTATATCCGATATAAATTCTTTTATATTACTCCAAATAGTTTCGGTATTAGTTTCTATTTTTCTAAACCAATTAAATATATCTAATATTAATTGAGGTAAGATATTGGCAATAAAATCTATAAATCCTCCTACAAGGCTAATTATTGTATCTCTAATCTTTGACCATATAGAATCAGTATCGGATTCAATTTTGTTCCACCAACCAAATATATCTTTAATTAATTTACCTATATTTTCAGTAAGCCAAGTTACTGCACTACCAATCGCCCCAAATATAGCATCGGCAACTAATAACCATTTATTATCAGTATTCTCTATAATATTATCCCACCAAGTATTTATAGCCCCAGCCCATTCTGATATTTTTGAGATTACTGCATTCGCTACATTACCAACTATTTCAACTAATTTATCCCAGTTTGTAAAAGCAAGATATAAAGCTCCAGCAGCTATAACTACTAAACTAATAGGGCTTAATAATGCACTTATTAAAGTGACTAAACCTGGTAATGCCATTAATAAAGGCCCAAGAACAACCATAACAGCACCGATGGCAGCAGCCCATTTGACAATAGTAGCAGTTAATTTAGGATTAGCCTTCATCCATGCTGTAACCCCTTTAATTCCTTCAGTAATCTTTCCAACTAAATCTTTCAGTATGGGCATTAAATCACTAACTAAAGTTATCTGTAATTCTTCAAAAGCTGATTTTAAAAGTTTTATAAATCCTTGAAAAGTATCTATTTGCATTGCAGCCATTTCAGTAGCTTTGTCAGTTCCTGTTACTGCATCAGTCATTTCTTGAATAGCACCAGTTCCCTGAGATACAAGTGCCATCATTGCGGGGCCAGCACGCACTCCAAAAATATCCATTGCGTCAGCGGTGGACATTCCCGCAATCCCTAAGTCATCTATAATATCTTTGAAGGGTCTCATATTCCCTTCACTATCTTTAATACTAACTTGTAATTTTTCTAATGCAGCCGTTCCTTTTTCGGTAGGGTCAATTAATTTAACGAAAGCCATTCTTAGAGCAGTGCCAGCTTTTGAGCCATCTAAGCCAGCATTATAGAGATTCATTAATATACCAGTAGTATCTTCAATGGTCATGCCCATGCTTTTTGCCATTGGGCCAACATAGGACATTGATGTGGTTAACTTTTCCATTGTGGCTTGAGAGCCTGAAATAGCAGCAGCGAAAACATTAGCAACACGCCCTGCTTCATCAGCTTCTAAGTTAAATTGCGATAAAGTAGCGGCAACTGATTCGGAAGTATAAGCTAAATCACTTTGAGTAGCTGCGGCCAAAGCTAATGTACCTTCTAAAGCCCCCATTATTTCCTTTGTATCCATACCAGCACTTGCTAAGTAGTACATAGCGTCTGCTGCTTCACTTGCTGAAAAGACTGATTGCTCGCCCATCTCTCTGGCGTAATCTGATAGTGCTTTTAGTTCTTCACCAGTCGCACCTGCAACAGAAGCAGTATTAGCCATTGACTGTTCAAATTGTGAAGCGGTTTTAATAGCCATTGCAAAGCCACCAACTATAGCAGCCCCTGCAATGGTCATGCCTTTACCAACACCACTTATTTTTGAAGTGAGACTATCCATGCCAGTGCCAGCAGTCTTTAGACCACTCATCAAATTAGTGGTATCTGCTTTTATCGCTATTAATAGTTGTTCTTCGTTAGCCAATACTTATCACACCTTTTAAATTATATCTTTATCTTTTACACCTACATATTTAAGGATTGCCCTATATACTAATACTTTCCGCTTGTAATGGTTTATTGCTCTTTCACGTAATTTACCGACATCAGTTAATGGCATTAGCATTATATTCCGCTTTTTCCAGTGATAAGTAAATGCAAATAGGTCTACTATTTCTTCCCAGCTTGTGTAAAATTTACGCCAAGTATTTTATTAATTTCTTTTATTTTTTCTTGCATATCAGCTAATGGGAATGAATCCATAAATTCATCAAGTTTGATTTTTACATCATCATTAAATTTTTTAATGGCATATAAATAAAGATTAAAAGTCTGGTCAAAATCTGATAGTTTACTTTTTTCTTTTTCTTCATTTATTTTTTTTAAGTCAAGTGCTGTTAATGAATTTAATTCATATTCCTTATCACCTATCTTTACTTTAGTCATGATTCCCCTCCTTCCTTAATTATTTCTAATAGCTTGTCTCTAAATTAGTTAATGTTACCTTAACAGCATAGCCGTCAGATGTGCTATACTTAGCCTTTCCACTTACTCCAACGGTTAATCTTCCCGGACCGCCAGTATTAACAGGATACGCTGTATACCGCATTGCCGGTATATCAATTTGCAGTGCATAATTATAACCGCTTTCACATTCCGCACCGGTAAATATAATCTGGAAAGCCTGTTCAGTACCGAGCATAAATAAGTCATATTCGGTTTTGTCTACAAAATCAGTAGTAAAGCTAAAATCAAAAGTTCTAACTCCATCTCTTATGATCTTCCGGATATAACTTGCTTCGTTAAGTGAAAATACCCCTACTAATTTATTATCAATATTTAGGGTAAAATCTTCCAAATAATCATGGTCTACAGTTGCAATTTTGATTGCTGCCTGATTCCAAGTAAATGGATTGGTAGTCTCAAGCGATACGGCTTCTTTGGTTATTTCAGCTTCTTCTTTAGCTATAATTCCAGCAGTAGCTTTCAGGATTTTATCACCTGTACCAAAACTTAAAGATAAAGTATTTACTACTGACCCTTTATACTGCCATGCTTTATCATTAGCCTGGTCTCTGTAAACTTCTAAAGTATATGGCGGTAAGGTACAATCAGCATGAAAATCAGTCTGTACTGGTGTAAATACGTGGTCTTTGGCACTTGCTGCAGCGGAAGTAACTACTCTTCTAACATCATCAATATGAATAACACATTCGCCCTTATCAACGTGCATAATTATTGCAAGACTAATTACAGCGTTTAAATCTGAAGCGTCAGCTATAGCGACTGTGCATTCTGTCCAAACATTGGCAGTTAAAGCAGGCACATTCATATCCTCACAACCTAAAGCCCCTACTGCACCTGAAGCAGTTTCAGTGACTCTTACCACTAAATCGCCAGAAGCACAGTCTACACTCGATTTAATCCAAAACTTAATATGCGTGTCGCTTGTCATATCAACGGAAACTACTTCTGTAGCCAGAATATCATCCGCAGCTACATCAGTGCTAACTGTAAGTTTTACTGATTTGACTCCCTTTTTATAATCGGTTGCATCGGTTTCGGATATAACTCCACCATCGACCAACTCATTCCAAGCGTCCTCACAATCCTCTAATTCTACTTCTGCAGTTCCAGCAGCAGCAGCAGCAGGCGCACCTAATACACTACGCAAGATATGTCCTATACTTGCCGGGTGTACCTCCATTACAATATCGCCACCAAAACTTTTAGCCCCCTGATATGAAGGCGGCTCATCTACAATTGCCCGTTGTGAAGCAGATACTAAATCCTCTACATTCGCGGCAATACTTTCTGAGATAAACGGTAAAAATTTATCAGCTGTTACTGCATTACCCCAAGTTGTCTCTTTTTTTAGTCCAATATGTGAACGTGAACCTATAGGCATTACTTGTCAACTCCTTTCTTTTTATTTTTTTTAGATTTTCTTTTTTTAACTTTTCTCTTAACTTCTTTTACTTCATCAAAACATTTAGTGTCTACCATCTTTTTAGCTACCAACTCATCTTTGACATCTACAACCTGATTAGGTTTATATACTCCAAAATCAGGGAAAAAAAGCTCGCTATTCTGATTAAACTTTAATTTCATAAAATCACCTACTTAACTAATCCGTTTTTTATATTGAATTGTTGTTTCACTTACTCTTAAATTAATATTTCCTTTGGCTGCGAAAACATAACGAGTCTGCTGTATCTCTACTTGCCATACATAGTCAGTAAAATAATTTGACCTTAAAGCTGTTTTGATAGCTCCGGTTAAATTATAAAATTGTTTTCGATTAGCTAATGTATCGGCATATTCTACATATAGTAAAATGGGAATATTGTATATTTCATCTCTAACACTTTCACCTGCCATTACTGGAAAATTCTCATTAAGTAATGGAGGCGCCCCAACACAAATAACCGGATAAGCTGAATATGACTCTTGATCACCAAAGTAAACACCTACAATACCTTCTATCGCAGCCGTGTTAAGTGCCGCAATGATCTTATCTATCAGTTCTGTAATTTTTGCAGTTGCTAAAGCCATTTAGGATTTTCCCCTTATTATTGTAGTTAACATTCCACCGAATAACCGTTTAATATCCTC